CGACAAGCAGAGCCGTACCGAGACCGATAGCCAGCGGGAGCAGACCTGCACTTGCAACCGTAGCCGCGCCAAGAGCGGCAGTCACTACGCCGATACCGACAAGCAGAGCCGTACCGAGACCGATAGCCGTTGCGATGGTTTCCCCGTTATCAAGAACAGGTTGCCATGCTTGCCCGATTTCGTCCAAGCCTTTACCGATAGCCCAAATCTCCACGAGGAACAACCCCGTTGCGATACCCAACTCTGCGAGAATTGCCGTACCGAGAGCAATGTTCACGATGAGCGGTGTACCGACAGAACCAAGCAAAGCAGTCACAATACCGACAACCGCTAAGATACCGATACCAATACCCATAGCCGCTAAGACCGTGCCGCCGTTGTTGATAACAGGTTGCCACGACTCACCGACCTGCGCTAATCCCTCGCCGAGTAGAATGATTGCTCCCGTGATGAGGAGTGCCGCCGCCGCGACCTCTGCAACAATTACGATACCCAAGCCGAGGTTCTTTGCGAGAGAGGTGAGGTTCGGGGACAGCTTCGTGCTGACCGTAGTGTCGAGGGTTTCTGTTGCAGTTGCAACGGTCGTGACCGCTTCGGAAGCCTTACCGATGGTAGCGACCTCCTTGAGCTTGGAGAACACATCTAACGCCATAGCGAGACCGCCGAGGACTTCCAGTGCGCCGATAATCAGCGTCACTTTATCCACACCGCTCCAATCGCCTTGCTTGATAGCGTCCCAATTCGCGCCAATCTCTGTGATGATGGAGGTGAAACCTTGAATAGCCAGTCCCCATGCCGCTACCTTGAGATTGCCTGTGAACACACCGATACCGATTGCAATATTGGTGAGACCTCTGATAGCGGTATTGGCATTTTCCCAATTTACACCGCTTTCGGAAATGTCCTTGATTGCAACAGCAATCTCGCCAATACCCTGTACGACCTTGAGCGCACCGCCAATCTTGAGATTGCCGAGGATAATCAAGCAATCACCGATTGCACCCGTGAACTCACTAATCATACCGACAACATTTTGGAATGTTGCGCCGTTCTCAAGGAAGTCTTGGAAATATCCGATGAACTCATTGAGGTCGGACAACAGACCGAGTGCGCCGAGTCCCGCCCAACCTGCGCCGAACCCTTTGAACGAGGTGATATATTTCACGAAATCGGCAACGCTCTTTGCGATTTTCCACGCCGCGAGACCCGCACCGATAGCTCCCACCGTCAACAGGATTTTCCCAAGACGGGTATCGAACAGGTCAGCCCACGAGTCGATTTCCTTGTTCAGNCCGAGCCATTCTTTCATTTTCTGAACAATCTCATCGACTTTTGAACTGATTGCGCCATCGAGGAAATCATAGGTCGGCAGGTCAAAGCCAAGACCTCCACCTCCGATGTTACCGATACCACCTGCACCACTCCCGCTTGTGTCTTCGGGCGGGGAAATGATGTTCAGCTCGTCAATACCGAGCAGAGCGTTTTTCAGCTCTTTTGCCTTTTTGGTAGCGTCACCAAGACCGTCTCCGATGTCCTGTGTACTGTCAGCGACCCCACCGACAGTTGCGCCGATACCGCTGTAATCAATTTCCGGCAGTGCAAATCCGAACAGGCTTGCAATGGCATTTGCAATAAGCCGAATGACCTTTGCTACGGCAATCGCATACGGCAGGATAGCGTTCAGAGCAGGAATAAAGATATTACCGATTGCACGGGCGCACTGAGTAACCTGTGCTTGCAGGACGCGGAGTTGGTTCGCGGGAGCGTTCAGCGTTCTCGCCATATCGCCCTGTGCGGTTGTTACCTGCGTCATAATCGCGTAGTAACGCAACTCCGCTTTCTCAGCCTGTGTCATAGCCGAGACTTTCTTCTCAATACCGAGGGTATATGCTTCCTGCTGTAGACGAGCCACAGACAGGTCATAACCGAGTCTACGGAGCGGTTCAAGCTCACCTGCGATACCCGACTGTAACTTTTGGAACGCTTCCTCGAACGGAATGTTAGAGAACGAGGAAATGTCATATCCAAGCTGAGTCAAGTTTCGACTCATCGTGTACGCCCTATCGCTTGCCACACCGAAACCCTTGGTAATTGTCATAAATACACCTTGGTTTCGCAACCATTCGGCGGGGTCGATACCAACGATTTCACTGACGCTCTCTGCGTACTCCTGCGCCGCGCTTGCGTACTCGCCCATAGACGCGGTAAACAGGTTCAAATCTTCAACATACTGGTTGGACTTATTGATAAATCCTGCCAATACGGAAGCCGCTTTTTTTACCGCTACGATAGCAATACCGATTTTTGCGGCGAGGTTCACATAGCTTGTGGACGCTCTGTCGTTCGACTTCGACAGATTGTTTGTACTGGTAATCAGCTTTTGGATTCTCGCCGGAAACGCCGCGAACCCGCTCGAAATGGCTTGCATTTGCGTAGCGAGAGGAGCGAAAGCGTCTGCCAACTGTTGAACCTGTGACGCAAGTTCCCCGATGTTTACCGTCTTTAGAGATTGCATGAGAGCGGGAATTTTGCCAAGCTGAGTCACAAACGAGGTAAGGTTGTTCTTACCCATCTGAGAAAGCGGGGAAAGAGCCGAAACCAGTTCGGAAATCTGCGTTCCCAACCCTCCGATGTCCACGCCGTTAAGACCCTGTACCGCTTGCGGCAATCGCTGTAGCTGAGAGATAAAGCTGTTGAGGTTCGACTTGCCGATGGTGGAAAGCGGGGTAAGCGCGTCTGCAAGCCGACCGAGCGAGGAAAAATCAGTCCCATTCAGAGACCGTACCGCTGTCCCAAGGTTGGAAATCTGATTAGCTACAGAAGACGAGAGCTTGAGGTTTCCGCAAGAGGAAAGTGCCTGTAAGCCCTGCGCCATCTTGTTCAGATTATCCGCATTGGTGGAGCTGATATTGTTCAGTGCGGTATTCAGCGTAGTAAGCTGTCTTGCCACAGCGGTAAGACCAACTCCACCTTTGGTAGCGGATTTTACTTTACCCAAAGAAGAAGCAAGCGCGTCTAATTGTGCCACTGCCGAGGTAGCACTCGATTGTACCTCAAGTTCTAACTGTTCGATTGTAGTAGACACGGTTCTCACTTCCCTTCAAATTTCTTGTTATGCTTCGCCATAAAGCCCTCGATAAGTGCTTTACCCTTATCGTAGATTTTCCTGTCTTTTTCTTCCTGCCGATACTCAGCCTGTTTTTCCGTGATAGCAAACGGCTCTGCCAAGTACGGAGCAGGTTTCGTACCTTTTTTGGCAAAAGCATGGAGCAGAGGTGACACACGGGACAGAGCTTCGTAAAAATACGCACCCTGTAACCACATTTCTTGGTTTTTTCTGCTCGTTCGGAGTTCTTCCGCTTTCCGATAAATAATCACCAGTCGGCAATCCTTATCCCAATACTGTTCTTCGGTCATGCCGAGAGACAGGTAGTACGGAAAAAGCTCTTCAAATTTCTCTCCGTAAGAGTGGAGGGGAGCAGTGGCAGTAACACCACCACTCCCCTCAGTGGAGGACAGCGGGTCACTCACCAAGTCGCTGTCCAGTTCAAGTTTCCCTTGCTTTCTTCGGGTTCTTCAACGAGGGTCATAATCGGTTCGTTATACATTTCTGCCAACTTACCGATAAGCTCCTCTTTCTTGGTGAGCTTAGAATAGATTGTGTCGATGGTGTCCTGCTTCACAAAACGATGGTGAGCAAGGAACGCACCTGCGAACAGTGCCGGGAGGGTACTCATGGGCTTTTCGGTGATTTCGGACGCGATAAAGCCCTTTTTCTCCATTTCCGCAACGGTTCTGCGGGTGTATTCGAGGGTGTATTCCTTATCCTCGAAAGTGAAAGTCAACTGTTTACTCATTGTTCTGTCCTCCTAAATTTTCTTTTACTCTGCCACAGTGATAGGGGTAGACGGTGCGATAGTGACGGTCATATCAACGACCTCATTCACGCCGCCGCCAACGGGGAACGCGGAAAGCTGACCCTTGAACTCGAACTTACCGTCAGAGCCAGTGGGAGTCAGTACGCCGCCGCTCTCAGTGCCACCGAACCACACTGCGTAGGACTCCTCCTTACCCTCAAGAGCCTTGAGCTTGGTAAAGTCCTCCTTGGTGTAGTTCGCAGTGAACTCAAGCGCGTCAAGAGACTGAATACCGGGAATATAGGTCTGCATTTTGTCAGACAGGGTAGTGGTCTCCAACATTTCCGGCGCACCGCCGAGGTCGGGGAAATCCTTGATGTCGATAACCTTTTCATAGGCATCGCCCGTGCTTGCTTTCTTCATAAGAAAAATCTTATAGGTGGAAATAGCCATGATTTTTACCTCCTGTAAATTGTTTTATTTTTGGATATTACTGCCCGGTAGCGTCCGAGCATACGATAAATGGTCGCTTCGTCTTGGTTTGGTACAGGTTCGAGCATTGTCCGTGTGAAGTTCAGTTCTAAGAGCTGTTCGTCAATGAACGCCGCCAGTTCCTTACACTCCGCTTTCTTACCCGATGTCTTATTAGAGTAGACATTCACCTCGTAGGTCACAGCCACATGATTTTCGTGTCCCTCCGTGGTCTGAGAGTTGCGGAATGTGGCATTGTCTATCTCAACGATGGAGATAAAAGGAAACGAGGAGGGTGACTTGACATATTCGCTCATAATGAGCAGGTCGGGACATTTCTTCTCGAACGCCGCATAAACCTTTTCCGATACTTCGTCAAAAATATCGTCTTCCATGTCAATCATTGAAACACCTCCCTCGCTATTTCTGCGATTTCATCACAAACGGTTCTTACGGCGTTATACATTGGCATGGTAGCGGGTGCGCCGTGAGTCAAGCGTAGTTTACCGTCCTCATAGAACCCCCACGCATCTTTCTTACCCATGCCCTTACCGTAGCCGCCGATGGTGAACCCCAACTCTGACCCTTTCGGGTGAGGAGAAGTACCTGCCGAGCCGTTGTAATGAACACCTGCGCCGAACTCGACCCAAACCGCGTCTTCACCCCGCGCAATGACAAGTGTGATATTGCCCCGTTGGTCGATACTCACATCGACCTGTGCAGTGCGTTGACCGCCTTTCAGCAAATCGTCCACGACAGCCCCCGCAAATCCGTCTCTTGACAGTTCCGCAAGCCGCTCCGCAACTTTCTCACGCAAGAGGTCGGTTTTGCGGATAATATCCTGCTTATACTGTTCCAGTTCTCGCATTGCCTTGTCGATGTCACGCACAGACAGCCCAAATCGAATAATCTTTTTACCCACTGACCGTCACCTTGCTTATGGCGATTGATACGCTGTTCAAACTCTTTGCGACCTTTTTCACTACATAATCGTGAGGGGTGATTACCTCACCTGCGTCATTGACCTTGAGTGAACCGTCCGCATTAAGTATCGGTAAGGTATCGACCCACAAGACGGAATACTCGTCAATGGGCGGCGTAATGAAATCCATTACAATTATCTTGTCATAGGACTCATTCTCACCAAACTGCCGCGTCTGCGTCTCGCCCTTTGCGGCTGAAATATTGGCGTGTTCCTCGATGGGATTACCGTGAATGACTTTGTACTGACCTGTTTTCCTGCCTTGTTCGTTAAGGATAGGTTCTCTGCCCTCATAGAGAGCGTAGTAAAACTCTCCCTTATTTCGGTTCATGCACCTCATCGAATCACCCCGCAATGTGGAGTGACCGCCTTGAGCATGGACGCGGGAATATCTGCGTTCTCATACTGTCGCGTAATGCCGTTTTCGGTGTGAGAGGTCTGCCCCTCTGCACCCCGCTTATTGAGCATATAGGCGGCAATTTCGATTTGCAGGTACTCGTACTTGGTGGGAACTTCGGTCACAGTATCGTCATACGGGTATGCCTTTGCGAGAATCTTACTGCCGGACAATTTAAGGTAGGTGGACAACACTTCGTCCGTGTCAGAATCACCGACCATAGCTTTCAGAGCCGCCAGTTTTTCAGTATCAGTCATGTTGTCCACCTCCCAACTTACGCCGCAGTGATTTCGTACCAACCCTTGGTCTTCGGGCTATCACCCTCTGCGGGAACAACCGCTACATAGCCAAGACCGCTCTTAGCATAGTAGGTCTTACCCGCCGTAACCGTGGTATCGGTGCTTACCGCCGCAGTACCCTTAACAATCTTGACCGCGTAACGCTCGTCCGTCAGCGCGGGGAGATAATACTTGCGGCTGAAAATAGTGTTCTTACGAGTGTTCGCGTCACTGGAATCGCGAGGAGGAGTCTCGACCTCAACACCCTTTTTGTTGAACAGAGTGACCGCCTGTTTGGTAGCGGTACAGATAGTGCCGGAAACCGCGTCTTTCTTGGTGTAGATGTTGACACCCGCCACCGTACCGACATAACCGCTACGGGCAAAGGACTCAACATACTGCAAGCTCAGACCAAGAGCCTTACGCAGAGCCGCCACATCAGCCGGAGAGACGAACGCAAAGAAGTTCACGCCCTCGATGTTCTCAAGGTTATACATAGCCTGTGCGTCCGCGAAAGCGTCAAAGTTGAGTGCGGAAACAACAATGACCTGCGTTGCCTTGTTGAACTCTGCGAAAATGTCAGCGTTGACGGTGTTGAACATATCCGTACCCATGTGACGCACACCAACGGGAACGAGCATGGGGTCGGTCATTTCCTGCTCATCGTAATACTCGAAACGGTTCTGAGCCATCAGAATCTTATACTCGAACGGAGCATAAGTGACCTCAATGCTTTCGGTGTTACCCGCGCCCATAGCCAACTTCTGAGTGGCGTTGCTTGCACTGTAACGGTTGATTTTGCGCGTCATACCCGCAGTACCCACGAGGGAGTTATCCACGGTGCAGAACTGCTGTAGGTCGAGGTGAGAATTGAACTGGTCTTCAATCTCGTTCGACAGATAGAAATTATCGTAAATCTTATGAGCCATTACTCATTACCTCCTGTATAAAGTTCCTTATATTCTTCCGGGTGTTCCTGCGAGAACTTGAGCCTGTCGGCAGGATTCATTTCCCGGAGTTTCTTGAGTGTCATGGTCTTGCCGTCCCCATCGGGAGTAGGCTTCGGAGTATCTTTCAGAGCTTCCGCACGAATCCTCTTTTCAAAGAACGCGAGGTGCTTCTTCTGATTGGCAAAGACCTTTTCCAAATTGCCGTCTGCCATAGCTTCCGCTGTCTCATCAGCCAAACTTTCCTCATAGCCCAACGCGACCAATTTCGCCTTGTTCTTGGAGACCGCGCTCTCACGCAGGAGCTTGTTGTACTTTTCCTCAAGCTCATCACGCTCCTCCTTTTCTTTCAGCTTGGCGGCTTCGTCCTCGGAGAGCTTGTCCCTCAGTTCCTTTTTCTTCTCAGCCAGTTCGGAAGCGGTCTTATCAAACAGCTTCTTATCCACATAGCCGGAATAATCGGGGTCGGGAAAGTCAAATGCTTCCAAAGCCTTGAGCTTATCCTCTGCGGACATTTCGGCGTAACCCTCAATTTTACTTACATCAATCTTTGCCATAAAATATTCCTCCTTGCGTTTTTACGGGTTCTCTCCCGTTATGGTGCGATTTAAGGTTTCTCTACCTATTTGCGATTAAAGTCTTCTCTGACTATCTCAAACGGTCAATGCCGCCTAAAATCATTTATCGTCCTCATCGGGGTTCGGATTTTCCACAGGTTTCTGCTCAATCACTTTCGCCTGTTCCTGCTCGTAATACTTCACGCTCATTGCGTAAGCGCGTTCCGGGTCGATAAACAAGCCGGAATGTTGGAAAGCGAGGAGCGGGTGAATCTTCGGGTTATCGAGCATGGTGGTAAGCACCTGTGACTTACTCTGAATGTTCTCGTAATTGCGGCGGGTGAACTGCAATTCGATGTCCTTGAGGGCAATATCAAAATCACTCAGCTCACGGCAGATACGCAACACGAGCTTGAGCATTTTCTTCTCAGCCTTTTTGAACATATTTTCGCTGTCTTTCGCCCTCGCTTCTGCGAGAGACCAACCGTCTCGCAGAAGTACCGCCGCGCCAGTGTCGCTCGTGGAGCTACCGCCGTTGCGGTTCGGCATACCGCAGATTGTGAGAATGGAATTGTAGCAATCCTCTTTCAAGGTCTGCGTCTGTGTCTGATTGAGGTCGGTCGTGACAACCCCCACATCGGCGTTTGCGCCGTCTACGGACTTCACTTTGATTGCGCCGAGGGTAAGGAACTCCTCGTATTCCTCTTTGGTGATGTCACAGTTGATGAACTTGATAAACGCCTGTACCACCTGCTCAACACCGTCCATGCGGTTGGAGGTGATGTT